GACGATCGGTTAATGAGCATCGTCAACGAATATCTCTCAGCCAAACAAACCGCTACTTGGTTTAACGAGAGACCATCTGGAAGTCCGAACAATACAAGTCGAGAGACCATTACTTCGGAATTAATCTATTATTGGATGATGACTCACCGAATCTCACTCGAATGCGAGCATTGGCATTTGAACCGGTTGATCACATTACTTAAAGTCTTCGAACAGAAGAATTCTCCTCCGAAGAAGATGAATAAAGCTGATGCGGCCGCTGAAAGAAACAGAATCAATGCGCAACGTAAAGCCGCCATGAAAACTTCTGGGTAACCCAACATAAACTTGATTGGAGTTTTACTATGCCATTCAAACCTGTTGGGGTTGATGAGAATAATCAGTTCCCAACTCGTATTAAAAACGCACTCGCTGAAACTTTCGTTACTAAGCCTAACGGTATTAAGCACGGCGAAGTCCCTATTTGGGATGCCAATCTTAATACATGGGTGTCAGGTTCATCGGAGTGGTCGACACAGACAAAGATCGATGGGGGAACTCCGGGATGACCATAACAAACAACGTAAAGGAGTCAGCTAAATGACTGCAATAACATCTATTCAGTTCCGACGTGGAACTGCCGCACAGTGGACTGCCGCAAACCCAGTTCTTTCAGCTGGTGAACTCGGTTACGAAACTGACACCGGCGAATTCAAGATTGGTGACGGTACTACTGCATGGATCACTCGGCCGTACTGGATCTCGGATGTAGCGGGTCACTCACACCCCTCTTCGCAGATCTCAGACTCGACGGCAACAGGTCGCTCGGTACTTACCGCAGTTGACGCTGCCGCTGCTCGTGCAGCTATTGGTGCAGGTACTTCAAATATTGTCATCGGCACAGGCGCAACCAATGCGATGGCTGGTAACAAGACATTTGCCTTCTCCGAGATCACCGGTCAAATTGGGACCGCGCAGCTTCCGCCTCTGGCAATCAATGAAGTCTACACGGCTGCAAGCCAGACAGCCATGCTTGCTCTTGCAGCACAGCGTGGTGATATGGCTATCCGTACGGATATTGGTGAGACTTATGTTCTCTCCACGGACAGCCCTGCCACTCTCGCAGACTGGAAGATGATCACATCTCCCGGTAACGTAACCTCGGTTGCGGGACGACAGGGTGCAGTTGTTCTGACCAAGTCGGATGTTGGTCTGGCGAATGTTGATAATACTGCTGATGTCAACAAGCCAGTTTCGACAGCCACACAGACTGCACTAAATGCCAAGGAACCCACTATTGCTGCGGGAACTGTCGCACAGTACTGGCGAGGTGACAAGACTTGGGCAACCAACGACAAAGCTTCCGTTGGTCTGGCTAGCGTAGACAATACCTCGGATATCAACAAACCGGTTTCGAGTGCAACTCAGACCGCACTTAATGCCAAGGCCAACACGGCAAACCCGACATTCACGGGCACCGTAAGTGGTATCACCAAAGCAATGGTGGGTCTGTCGAACGTAGACAACACTACCGATGCAAACAAACCAGTTTCGACAGCCACTCAGACGGCGCTCAATGGTAAGGCGAACACTTCGCACACCCACAGCTCAGCTGACATCCTGTCGATTGACGGAGGAACGCCTTAGTCATGCCACCAATCACTAAAATTAAGTCGCGGAGGGGCTCCGCATCTCAGTGGAGCTCAACAAATCCAACACTAGATGATGGTGAGCTCGGTTGGGATTCTACGGCGAAGCGCCTCAAAGTAGGCGATGGCACTACAGCATGGAACTCACTACCTTTTGCCGACGATGCTTATATTAGCGCCGCATTGGCTTTGAAGGCAGACAAGACCGCACCTACGTATTCTCATGACGGCTTCACATATAACTTGAAGCCCGAACACCTACGAAGAACTCGGGCAGTCCTTGGACGAGCTATGGCTCAGACAGGATATGCGCGATTTGCATTCGTGGGAGACTCAACCGTAGTTGGTGCCTACGGTGGGAATACGGGTACGGCTTCTTGGCCAGCGAGGTTCGTCCAGTTCTTGGAGAAATCTGGCTATATTAAGTTGGGAACAGGTCTTGTGCCTTGTTTCAATAACTACGCAGCGGCCGAACCTCGAATTATTCTGTATTCAGGAATGGTACCAACAAGCACCTTCTCGAATATGGTCCAGAACACCACCAACACCAATGGTGTGCAGTTCGACACAACTTCCACTGGTGAAACCGGCACTGTCATGGATGTATTCTACGACAATGCCTCATCACCATTTGATGTAAACATAGATGGTGGCGCTAGAGTCCGAGTCACCCCTTCTGGTGGTAGCACTATTGGGGTATATAGCGTCTCAGGTCTTTCGAATTCTACACATCAAGCAATCGCATGGCGTGTTTCTGGAACGATGCGTATCTTGGGCTTCCGTCTGAGGGCTGATGCTAGTTTCGGAATAGATACCTACAATGCTGCTATATCAGGTGCGAAGACTGATTCGATTGCATCATCGAACTACCAACATGTAATGCAGACCGCCGCTTCAACTTCCGGTTGGAGTGCTGACTGCACATTCATCATGTGTGAGACAAACGATGCGGGTAACGCGACTCCAGTAGCGACATTCAAAGCTAACCTACAATCGGCTATTAACACGGCGAAAGCTCAGAATGCCGATGTTATATTGTTGGCTGGATTCCCTTTGAATGGTGTCGATCTAACAACCTACACGGCGGCACTCTATGCATTGTCTGACTCTAATAACGTACCTCTGATTGACATGCAGGCTCGTTGGGGTACATGGGCACAAGCAAGTGCGCTCGGACTATTCACAGATAATGCGCATCCAACTGCGGCTGGATACGCTGATGCCGGTCGTGTGGTATTCAACACACTACACCTCTAATCTCGTTAAAGAAAGGAGAAACGAATGGTCCAGTTGTATAACCCAACTTTGATCGAAGATCCTAATGATCCAGGCACTTATCTGATTCAAAATATGGCCTACTATGGTGGTGATTCTTCTAACGGTGGGTATCCTATCGGTAGTGGAGCAGGGTTCTTAGCCACTAAACTTAGTTGGGGCGATGCTGGCGAACGCTTCTTCGAAGTTGGCGTTGATAGAGGCGTATTTTTCACAGAAGACGGTACGGGTATTGCTTGGAATGGTCTAATCTCCGTAAAGGGAACCCCGATAGGCGGAGAGCCGACTCCATATTATTTGGATGGAGTAAAGTATCTGAATGATCCGGGACGTAAAGAATTCAGTGGGTCCATTGAAGCCTATACATATCCAGATGAATTTGCTGAGTATGATGGTTGGCATGTTTTTGATAATGGTTTGTTTCTTGATGAGCAGGAAAGCAAACCTTTCTGCTTGTCATATCGAACTGGCATAGGTAACGACATTGATGGTATAAACCATGGATACAAAATCCATATAGTTTATAACTTACTGGCGACACCGACTAGTAGCTCATACTCAACTATCGGTGATTCGCCACAACTATCCACCTTTTCTTGGGTATATACCACAACGCCACAAAAAGTTGTGTCTATGACTACTAAGGCTCGGGTGTCGCATGTGGTGATTGATTCGACCAAAACAGATCCTTCATTGTTGCGATACATTGAAGAGAACTTGTATGGTTCGTCACGATACTCTTCCCAGCTATTAACTCTTGACGTACTAATAGGCTTATTCGAAGATCCGGTAAAGGCTCTGACTATTGATCATGATCCTACTACGGGCATGTCTTCACTAGAAGAGTTCAACACGGTATCTGGTGATCTATGGGGAAGGGTTACTGAGGGTCTTTACACAGCATCAGATACATCCCGACTCGTTGAAACATCTACCCCTGGCCTTTATACTTTGGAGAGTTCATGACATATAACATCTATCCTGGGATAGACGAAAACGATCGCTTCCCACCACAAGTCATGCTTGCCATGGCTAAGTCGCCTGAAGTGTATGAGCGGTTCCTACCACGTTGGAAACCTTTTGGTAAATATGTAGCTGGCGAAGCTGTTCTAAACCCCAATGGGGATGTTGTTACGGCTAAAATTGACTTCATATCATCCGAAGTTTATACCCCATCCAATTGGAACATCTCTGCGACGTACGCTACGCCAACTCAGTTGGAAAATGCCGTAGCTCCTAAACTAGATAGAGATGAAGCCGCTTCCACATATGCCCTTAAAGGTTCTATTGGCGGTGAAAGTGCTGTCAGAGATTCCCGATTGGGCACCTATAACTTCAAAGAATGGCATGTTCAGCGAATTCGGGGAGCCTTGGCCAATGTAGCACTTCGAACTGGTCACGCTAAGATAGGCATCATAGGTGACTCAATATCTTTGGGAGCAATTCCTCCAGATGGGGCCGCATATCCTTCCTCGTATCCTACGTTGCTTCGTCAGTTTTTGGAAGCTTCCGGATATCCTAAGACTGGAACTGGATTAGTAACGGCATACCAGAATCTGCCATACGCTGAACCACGAATTACATGGTTTTCGGGAATGACTTCAGTCTCGTCATCGTCAAACATGGCGCAGAATACCACTACAGCAAATGGTATTGCCTTTAACACGATCACCTCGGGTGAAAAAGGCACGGTTGTTGATGTGTATTACGATAACACATCGGCACCATTCGATATTAACGTCGATGGTGGCGCCAAAGTCCGAGTCACTCCCAATAACACCTCCAGTATTGGTATAAAAACCATAACTGGATTGGCAGATACAACCCATGAAGTAATAGCATGGCGAGTATCGGGAACCATGAAGATTCTCGGATTCGATATGGGTTATGAAGCTGGGTATGGAGTCAAGATGTACAACTCTGGTCTTTCCGGAGTTAAGATCGAAACTCTGAAGAACTCGTCATACATGTCTGTAGCTTCAACAGTCGCATCATCGTCTGGATGGAGTGCTGACTTGACGATTCTGACGTGCATAGCCAATGATGCCGGATCAGGAACCGACATGGTTAGATATCGAGAAGACATGCAGACATTGATAACTCAATTGAAGCTTACCGGTACCGATCTAGTTCTAACCACTGGTGTCCCTAGCCAAGGCGTTAACCTGATGCCATATGTCGAAGTCCTTTATGAGCTAGCGCTTCTCAATGACATTCCCGTGATTGATACTTTGACTATTATGGGGACTCATGAACGAGCGAATGCTTTGGGCATGATGAAAGATGCAGCCCACTGCACTGCAAAGGGTTATGCGGCTCTTGGCCGTATGATCTTTAAAGCACTTCCGATCTAAACATCAAAATAGGAGTCGCCAATGCCAAAGATCTCCTTCGGTACGAAGGGTAATTTCAACAAAACCGAAAAGTTCTTATCGGCAATGCGCCGAGCCGAAATGTTCTCAGTACTTGAAACATACGGTAAGGAAGGCGTAGCCGCTCTGGCAGCAGCGACTCCCACTGAGTCCGGTGAAACGGCCGGAGCTTGGGACTACAAAGTCTCTAAAAGCTCCGGTCGTGCCACTATTGAGTGGACGAACTCTCATGTCGTCAATGGCGTACCAATCGCCATCATCCTGCAATACGGACACGGTACTGGTACTGGTGGCTATGTGCAGGGTCGGGATTACATCAACCCAGCAATCAAACCAGTATTCGACAAAATTGCAGATAGAGCTTGGAAGGCGGTGACTTCTGCATGAGCAGCATTGATGAGCGCGTCGTCCAAATGAAGTTCGACAACGCCCAATTTGCAAAGGGTGTTTCGGACACAAACAGTGCCCTTGACAAGCTCAAGCAGGGACTCAACCTTGACGCTTCAGCAAAGAGCCTTGAGGGCTTGAATGCTGCTGGCAGTCGTTTCTCCCTTGCCGGTATTGCACAAGGCGTTCAGGACCTCTCATCGAAGTTCTCCGCTATGTCAATTGTCGGCATCACCGCACTTACGAACATTACCAATAAGGCTATAGACGCCGGTTTGGCATTCGCTAAGTCATTCACGGTTGCACCAATCATGGACGGTTTCAATGAGTATGAACTTAAGATGGGTTCTATTCAGACCATTCTTGCCAACACGGCTAAGGATGGTACAACACTTGATCAGGTTAAGACCAGTCTCGAAGAGCTGAACACTTATGCTGACAAGACCATCTACAACTTTGGTGACATGACTCGAAATATCGGTCTGTTCACTAATGCAGGTATCAAGCTGCAAGATGCTACGGACATGATTAAGGGCTTCTCCAATGAAGCCGCTATGTCTGGAACTACATCCTCTGCTGCCGCTGGTGCAGCATATCAGCTGTCACAGGCTCTATCTAAGGGTAAGATCACCCTTGAAGACTGGAAGTCTCTGACTAACGTTGGCATGGGTAACGCCAACATGAAAAATGGCATCATCGATATCGCCAACGCTATGGGTACGATGAAGAAAGCTGGCGTCTCAACTGAGGCTGCTCAGAAGGGCTTCAACGAAACCCTGGAAAAGGGCTGGTTGACAGCCGATGTGATGCAGAACTACCTGAAGATTCAGGCTGGTGAGATGAATGCCGAGCAGATGAAGTCCATGGGTCTTTCCCAGGGTCAGATTGATAACTTCATCAAGATGCAGAAGATCGCTGAAGAGTCTGCAACCAAGGTTCGTACTTGGACGCAGCTTATTGGCTCCTTGAAGGAAGCCGTTGGTTCCGGTTGGGCCACAACATTCGAACTCCTGCTTGGTGACTTTGATCAGGCAACTGAACTGTTCACCAACATCAGTGAGACCGTCGGTGGAATGTTCGGACGAATGGGTGAAGCTCGAAACAACCTTATTAAGGGTTGGGCCGATAATGGCGGACGAGCAAAACTAATTGAGGGTCTTGGAGCTGCTTTCAACGGCCTCGTCAAGATCATGGAAGTCGTTGGTGATGCTTGGAAAAAGACCTTCCCACCAATCACAGTCGATACATTGCTGATGTTGACGGACAAGGTAGTGGCATTCTTCAAGGGTCTCAACCCTGGACTGTCAACACTGATTCGCCTCCATACCATATTCAAGGGCGTCTTCGCGATTCTTGACATTGGTTGGATTACAGTTCAGCGTCTTTGGGGTGTCGTACAGCGACTCTTCCAGGGCATGGACGGTGCAGGCGGTGGGGTGCTTACCTTGGCTGCTCGATTCGCCGAACTGATCATCAAGTTCCGAGATTTCTATCGGGATAGTGACCGGATACATGCGTTCTTTGTAGGGCTCACACCTCTACTTAAAGCGCCCGGACAGGCCATCAATTGGTTGATCAGTCAGCTGGTTAAGCTCTGGGATAATCTGTCTAAGTTCAAGCTTAGTTTGGACTTTAGCGGGTTCAATACAGGTATTAACAACTTGAAGACTGCCCTTGCGGGACTCAAGCCTACAGGCGAATCGGTTCACAAGGTTTGGGAAGGCATCACCAACATCTTCAAAAAGATCTTGGATATTGCTGGTCAGCTTGGTCGAGAACTTGGAGAATTCTTCAAGAGGCTTGCTCCAGAAATCAGCAATGGCTTTGCGAACATCAACTGGGGTACCATAATGGGTATGCTCGGTACAGGACTCCTGGCCAGTATTGCTCTGATGATCAAGAAATTCACTGGTGGCGGGCTGATCCAACAGATCAAGGACGCATTCTTCGGCGATAAAGACGAAGAGGACCAGGGCCCCGGTTTCCTCGACAGGATCAAGGAAACTCTTGGCGGTGTTACGGATACTCTAGCTACGATGCAGACAACTCTGAAGGCTGGAACGCTTGTCGCAATTGCAGCAGCAATTGCCCTCTTGGCATATGGCTTGGCTAAAATTGCACAGATTGATCCTAACCGAGTAGTTGGCGCCCTTGCGGCAATGGCTACTATGATGGGTCAGCTCGTTGGAGCCATGGTTCTGTTCGATCGGATCAACCCGGTCACGAGTATTGGTAAGTTGATGAGCCTCGGTACCACAATGATACTACTAGCCATCGCTGTCAATATCCTTGCGGATGCGGTTGAGAAACTCGGCAAGCTGAATGTGAAAGAGATGCTGAAGGGTTTGATGGCTGTTACAACTCTTCTCTTGGGGATGGCTGTGGCAGCTCGCATTATGTCTACACAGAATGGTGTGTTGGTCCGTACAGGCATATCAATGATCCTTCTCGCTACAGCAATCAAAATCCTTGCTAGTGCCGTTGGTGACTTCGGTGGCATGGATTGGCAGAAGATGATGCAGGGTCTTATCGGCGTCGGTATGGTGTTGGGCGGACTAGTTCTGTTCACACAACTGGCGAAAGCAAACAAGGGTGCTATGGGAAGTGCCGCGGGTCTTATTCTCCTCGGTGTAGCCATCAAGATCCTTGCCAGTGCCGTAGCCGATTTTGCTGCCATGGACTGGCAGAAGATGATGCAGGGCCTTATCGCTATGGGAATGATCTTGGGCGGCTTGGCGGCATTCAGTCGTCTGGTCGACCCTGCGCAGATGATATCCATGGGTGTGTCCCTGGTTATTATCGCTGCGTCTATGAAGATATTCGCCATTGCTCTGAAGGACCTTGGTGATCTGGACTGGCAGAAGATGATGCAGGGTCTTATCGCTATGGGGATTATCCTCGGCGGCATTGCTGTATTTAGTCGACTGGTAAACCCGGTACAGATGGTCGGTATGTCAGTAGCTATGGTCGTAATTGCTGTGGCGATGGACATGATGGCTGGAGTCCTCAAGAAGCTCGGAGGCCTGTCATGGGACGAAATCGTTAAGGGTCTAGTTGCTCTTGGGGCAAGTCTTGTGATTATGGCTATTGGCGTAAATATGATGGTCGGCGCACTTCCTGGGGCAGCAGCTCTGTTGGTTGTAGTTGCGGCACTTAACCTGTTCGTACCAGTACTCCAAACTCTTGGCGATATGTCATGGGAAAAGATCTGGACAGGTATTGGTGCGCTAGCTCTGTCACTCCTCACACTCGGCGTAGCTGGTGTGGTGCTTGGCATTCTCAGTCCATTGTTCATGCTTTTCGGTGCGGCGCTTATATTGGTCGGTACCGGTGCACTACTCGCTGGAACAGGTCTCATGCTGTTTGGTATCGGTCTAACCGCCGTAGCAGCAGCAGGAGCCGCTGGAGTCACAGTGTTGGTAGCTTCAATTACAGCACTTCTGGGTCTTATTCCATGGGGTATGCAGCAGTTGGGTTTGGGTATTGTTGAGCTGGCTAAGGTCCTCGGTGAGAACGTTCCGGCGTTCATCGAAGCTGGCGTCAAGATGTTGCAGGGTCTACTCAATGGATTGCGACAGGTCCTCCCGGACATTGCATCATTCGTCGTCGAGATGATTATGATGATCCTAACCAAGATCCGTGACAACCTGCCTAACATGGTTCAGGCAGGCTTCGATATCTTGATTGGATTCCTAACTGGTATAGCTAATAACATTGGTCAAGTGGTAACATCCGCAGCCAACATTATTATCAACTTCCTGAATGGCATTGCTAACAAAATGCCGGAAATCGTTTCTGCTGGCGTAAACCTTATTGTGAAATTCATCGAAGGTATTGCTAACAACCTGTACAAGATCACCAATGCTGGTGCAGACCTTGTGATTGCAGCTATCAACGCAGTCGCAGGAACGATTGAGACTCGTAGTCAGGAAATACGTGACGCAGGTGCTCGGTTGGCTGGAGCTATTATTGATGGTATGACTGGTGGTTTGGCATCTAAGGCCGCTAACGTGGCTACTGAGGCCTGGAAGCTGGGTGAGAAAGCGATAGCCTCGATTGCTGGCGCTATTGACTCACACTCGCCTTCTAAGAAATCGCGCAAGTTGGGCTCATATTTGGGTGAAGGTTTCGCACTTGGTATTCAGGACCTCGGATATATGTCCGAGCGCTCTGGCGCCAGGGTGGGGTCTAAAGCTCTTGAGGCTATGCAGAAATCTATTTCGAATGCCGGTAATTCACTAAGTGAAGACTTGAATCTTCGTCCGACTATTCGACCAGTTCTTGATTTGACGCAAGTTAAGAAAGATGCCGGTCTTATTAGTGGTATGATTCAGCCTCCACATCTGGCTATTGAGGGAACCTACACAAAGGTATCGGATCTCGCTACTTCTGAGAGAATAAAGAAGGAAGAAGCGAGAGATGCGGAAGAGATAAAGGTTGAAGATCCAGTGCAACCCACCATTTCTTACGTACAGAATAATCATTCACCTAAGGCACTGTCGGAGATTGAAATTTACCGACGGACTAAGAACCATATGTCTACATTGAAGGGAATACTAGAACCTGCATGATCGATAAAGTTAGGGTTCTAAACGCCTTAGGTATTGACAAAACCCTTACTTTCAGCAACGCGTACAACGGGATCAAGATTCGGAACATCACCGGTCTTGGTCCCGTTGCTGCTGAATTTAACAATAGTCGAAACTCTAATGGCGTTGGTGTGAACCACACCTCCAGTTATATAGGTCAACGCAACATTGTGTTCAGCTTGGGTTTGTCTGACACAAAGGAAAACACCGTTGAAGACCTTCGACACAACCTATATCTGTACTTTCCTATAGGGCAGATAGTCGAACTTCGATTCGAAACAGACAGAGGCGACATTCGTCAGATTTTTGGTCGAGTAGAATCTGTCGAACCCGAATTATTCACCAAAGACCCTTCCTTGCAGGTATCTATCATGTGTGAATACCCCTATTTTTACGCGTACCAGACGGACGAAAACAAAGTCACTCTTCTGGCGACTAGTCCTTCTGTGGTTAATTATCAAGGTCGTATCAACAATGGTATGATCATTGATATTTTAGTGACAGCGCCAATGCCTTCGGAAACACTCGGAACTTTTAGTTTCGTTCAGAAAATTGTTGGCCTCCCTGATCGACAGTTTCAAATTGAAGATCAGCACTTGATTACTATCGCAAACACTAAACTTCTTCCCGGAGATCGTTTGCGCATATCTACAATCCGGGGTAAAAAAGCAGCTAAATTCACTCATGCTAACTCTGAACGAAATGTTATCGGAGCGCTAAGAGCTGTTGGTGGCATTCTTCTTCCAGAAGATCAATGGCCTGAGTTTTTTGTAGGTAAAGAATCGTCATTCAGCTATAGTTCGACGGTCTATGATCCAACTCAGATCCAAGTAACTATTTCTTGGGATGTTCTTATTGAGGGGTTGTAGGTATGGAAATTTATGTTCAGAATGAGAATTTTGTAGAAATCGGAATCATCGAAAACTTTGAATCGCTTATATGGACTGAGCGAGATGCGGCATTTGGCGATTTTGAACTGGTCATGCCTATAACGGATGATCATCGAGCTCTTTTGAAGGAAGCGATCTTCTTTAAGATAGCTACTTCTAAAGATACTATGATTCTGGATAGTATTACTGAAACTCAGAACTACAAGATAAAAGGTCGAACGTTGGTGTCTGTTTTGGAACAACGTGTTGTTGAGACCTCAGGTCCTGTAACGTCCGTGTCACTCACAAACTTCGTAGTACATCTGGTATTGCATAATATTGGTGAGCTATGCTGGGTTCAAGAACGACGAATTCCAAACTTGACAGTCAATTACACCGTACCTACGAATGATGGTTTTGTAGACTCCTCAGAATACAATCCATTGAAGTATGGTGAAAATTTGTATTCGGCGGTTAAGTCGAATTGTAATCTACGAAATCTTGGTTTTCGGATCGTAAATCCTCCAGGAACTAACTACATGGAATTTGGTTTCTACTATGGCCGAGATCTAACCGCTACGATATCGAGAGTAGTTTTCTCGGAATCTATTGGTAATATCATGAATGTTAGTCGGTTTAAATCCAATCTACCATTCAAGAATGTTGCGGTAGTAAATCTTCCATCCGAAACTGATGAATTTAGTGGTGGGCAACATTGGCGTATTCACAATGGTCTTGCGCCAACGGGTCTTAAGCGGCGCGAAGTATGGTCGGATGCTTCAGATCTTCGTAAAGCAGAAGACTTTTCTTGGACCAATGTCGATGCTCGCACAAGGGCTTGGGGTCTGATCGAATTAACTTGGTACCCTCCAGCAAATGATATCGACTTTGAAGTAACTAAAAATAGTCAATATATATATGATGTTGATTATACTCTAGGCGATACAGTTATGGTTTTGGATAATTCCGGGGCAACCATCAAACACCGAGTGACTGAATATATTCGCTCTTTTGGGCCTGAAGGTTATGCGGAATACCCCACATTAACTGCTCTAAGTTGAGATGATGAACAATAATTAAAAACAAAACGGAGCTTGGAAGTTAGCACAACCATACTCCAAAGTCAACGGGATTTGGAGAAAATCTATATGAGTCAATGGATAAAGACTGGGGTTCACTCTGTCTACATGAAGATTGCGGAACCACGGGTAGTTCGGATCATCCAATTCTTTATTTATACACTGCTGCTCCTGGTGGGCGTGCTGTTGCTAAATAAGATTCCTGCGAATCTTGAACGTGCTGCGGGAGGCTATGGTTTCGTCGTAGCTATGGCAGTCATGCTTACCATTGGGGCGCTATGTTCCGCCATCGCTGTATTGCCCGGAATCTGGTGGATGGAGCGAGCCGGACTCGTTCTACTGGGCTTTGGTCTGTTGATTTATGTAGTCATGGTGGACCAACTAAATGCATCACCTATGGGGGTCGTCATATGTCTGATCCTCAATCTTTCATTTGTACAGAGATGGTTGGAAATTAAAGGCGCTCAGCTTGCCCCTCTCTTGCCTAAAAAAAGGGGGTAAGCCTTGGATAGTACTCAGCAATTTGTAATCGCCCTCTTGACTGCTTTGGGGGCTGGGGGCTTTGTTGGCACCTTTGGTAAAGGCATACTCAGTTGGATCAGCGGTCGCGCAAGTCGAGAGCGCGCTAGGAACACTGGTTACCTACAGCAAGCTCAAAATGAAATCGAACGCCGTGAGACTGCGGAGGCCGAAACAGAAGCTGAGATCAAACTTCGCCGTAAGGCTGAGCACCACATCGCACTTCTCGAAAGACAACTCATTCTTCTAGGACGCGAACCTGTGAAGAACGACCAAGACCGCTAGGAGAAAAATATGGCCGACGGCCGTTATGAAGCATTGCCCACAAACTCTGGACTTGTCCAGCTGTCCGATGGGCAGTACAACTTCTTCAAGGAGATCTTGGAGAAGGTCTTCCCCGCATTCATTGCATTCTATGCCCTGGTTGGGGGATATCTCGGATGGGACAACATCGTACAGGTCACCGGTATCACTGGTGGTCTGGCAGTGTTCCTCGGCGTCATCCTGGCTCTGGCACGTAAGGGATATTCTCCCGCATCCGCCAAGCCCAAGTCATACGATGGCGAGATTGCGCTCTCAGGTGTTGCTGAAGACGGGACTCCTATTGCCCAGATTCAGTTGACTGACGATGCTCAGCGCAACTTCCTCACGAAGCCCGTACTTACGATCAAGGGCTTCGACGAGTCTGCCTGATAAGCAGCTCGCGAGAAAAACACGTCTTATAATGACACCCTCTTGAAAGGAGAAACCATTGTTTACATTTGTACGCAAGAATGAACACGAAGGCCTCGACAAGGCAATCGACGCCGCCATCCTCAAGCTGGCAACCACCGCGCCCGGTACCAACGAACACCGCGCCGTCCTCGATGAAATCGAAAGGCTTCACAAGCTGAAGGCTCCTGCAAAGGAACC